ACAGATGGGTGTCAAGATGAGTAAGACAGTTAAAGCACAGGGGTGTTCTAACTTAAAGACTCTGATAGAAGATGATAAGTTAATTGTTAACGACTATAACATTGTTGCGGAACTTACTACCTTCATCCAGAACAAACAATCCTTTGAAGCAGATGAAGGATATAATGATGACCTAGTTATGTGTCTGGTTATCTTTGCGTGGTTAGTACAGCAGGAATATTTTAAAGAACTTACCGATCAAGACATCCGTAAAAGAATATACGAAGAACAAAAGAATCAGATAGAGCAGGACATGGCTCCCTTTGGTTTCATCATGGATGGTCTGACTGAAGAAGAGCAAGTTGTTGATCAGAAGACTGGTGATGTATGGTCTCTTAATATAGATGGTAAGGATAATGAGGATAGTAACTGGAAGGTAGATGAGTACGGAGACATGAGTCACATGTGGGAGTTCCGCTGAAAAAGTAACTTTCCATAAATATTTTTAGACAAATTGAAATCATTCATCGGAGATACCAAGCATGGCTAGCACACTTCTCTCGCCAGGAGTTGCGATCCTAGAAAGAGATCTAACTCTCGGATCCATTGAGACTGTTGAGATAAACGTAGGAGCAATAGCAGGAGCCTTTAGTAAAGGACCAGTTAATACACCAACGAGAATCACATCGGAATCAGAACTTCTGAATACATTTGGGGAACCAAATGACAGTAACGCAGAAACATGGTTTGCTGCATCGAGCTTCCTAGCGTATGGCGGGGTACTTGAGGTAGTTCGTGCATCTGGTAGTGCTCTCAGGAATGGTACATCATCAGGAACTGGTGTTCTTATAGAGAACGCAGAAATTTATGAAGGTACTTTTTACGATGGTGCTCAAGGGTGGAACTGGGGTGCTAGATTCTCTGGTACAACAGGTAACTCTATCCGAGTGGTATCAATCGATAAAGGTGCTGATCAATCACTTACCTTAGCTGGTGCTTTCCAAAGTGCTGTATCACCTGGTGATACATTAAATAATAGTGCTGGTACAAAGAGTGCTGTTGTTTGGTCTGTTAGTGGTACTAAAGTTAATATTATTAATGTTACTGGCGGTGCGTGGACCACATCTGACCTTGCCGATGATGACTCTAACCCAGACATTGTTGTTTCAGCAGTTGCTGATTGGTATGATTCTCAAGAAGTCTATACAGGATTAAGATGGAACCAATTGGCTCCTCGTCCTGGAACATCTCCATATGTTGCAGATCGTGGTGGATCAAACGATGAGATTCACTTAGCAGTCTTCGATGTTGATGGTGGTATTACTGGAACTCCTCTAACATTACTTGAGAAGTTCACATATTTGTCTAAGGCTTCTGATGCTAAGACACCTGAAGGTTCATTAAACTATTATCCTGAAGTAGTTCTTAACAAGAGTAACTACATCTATTGGGGTAAGCACGAAGCTGGATCTGGTCCTGCTGGAGTATGGGATGTATCTGCTAACGCATTTACAACTTCTGCTGGCAACCTAGGTGGTCTATCATCTGTTGATTCTGACCTAATAGGAGAAAGGACTTATACATTCTCTGGTGGTGTAGACGCATACACACTAACACAAGGAGAAATCATTTCTGGATACGATCTGTTCTCAGACGTTGAAACAGTCCAACTTGATTATTTGATACTCGGTGGAGGCGGTGCCACTGAATTAGAAACAATAGCAAAAGCAAATAAACTTATTGCTATTGCTGGAAACCGCAAAGATTGTATCGCTTACCTTTCACCACACAAAGGAAATGTTGTTGGTGTAAGTAATAGCGCAACACAGACTCAGAACGTAGTTGATTATTATAGCAACTTCGCTTCTAGTTCATACGTTGTTTTCGATAACGGTTGGAAGTATCTTTATGACCGTTTCGCTGACAAGTATCGTTGGATCCCATGTAACGGCGACGTTGCTGGCTTATGTGCTAGCACAACTGCTAATGGAGATCCTTGGTTCTCACCTGCTGGTTTGAACCGTGGTGGAATTCGCAACGCTATCAAGCTTGCTTACTCACCTAAAAGATCCGAGAGAGACACACTCTATCAAAATAGAATCAACCCAATCACCAGTCTACCTGGTCAGGGTATAGTCCTCTTCGGTGACAAAACTGCTCTCGCTTCACCATCTGCTTTTGATCGCATAAACGTTCGTCGTCTTTTCCTCGTCATAGAGAAGACTATCGGCAATGCTGCGAAGGGAGTCCTGTTTGAACTCAATGACGAATTCACTAGGAACAACTTCAACAACGTTGTCGAACCATACCTCCGTGACATTCAAGCACGTCGTGGTATAACTGATTTCCTAGTTGTTTGTGATACGTCAAATAACACAGGCGCAGTTATCGATGCTAATGAGTTCGTGGCCGAAATTTACATTAAGCCTGCTCGCTCGATCAACTTCATCACACTAACCTTCGTTGCTACCCGTACTGGTGTTAGCTTTGAAGAAGTAATCCCACGCAGATCTTAATTAAAGGAGCACATTCAAAATGGCAGCAGCAACGTCACTGGGAGTATTGAACTTCCAGGAAAAAATTCAAGGAGGGGTTAGACCTAACCTCTTCGAGGTAAGTCTTGAGTTTCCAACAGGTGTAGATGCAGCAGTGGATTCTGTAGCATATCTATGTAAGAGTGCTTCATTACCTGCAACTACAGTAGGTACAGTTGAACTACCTTTCCGTGGTCGTGTAATTAAAGTTCCAGGAGACAGAACATTCGAGTCTTGGACAGCAACATTCTACAACACAGACAGTTGGGAATTACGAAGTGCTTTTGAGAAGTGGATTTCAGTAACCAATGCGGTTGATGCTAACGTATCTGAATCAAGTTTAGAAAACGTTTTACAGCAAGTCACTATATCCCAAATGGATAAGTTCTCTGGCGATAAAACCGCTAAGGTAATTAGGGAGTACAAATTGTTCAAAGCATTCCCAGTATCTGTATCACAGATATCGGTTGCTTTTGACAACAACGATTCTTATGAAGAATTCGATGTTGAATTTGCTTACCAGTACTTTACTTCCACAGGTGGTCAAGCGAAAAATGAATCTAAAGAAATTGTCGGTTAGTGACCCCCCTAAATAGTAGAGGAACAATTCCACATTAGAGTATGGCAGAGTTATTTGGATTTTCATTTAGAAAGAGAGAGGAGAGGAAGAGCAAAGATGCTCCCTCTCCAGTAGCTCCTACTCTGGACGATGGTGCCACCAGTTTTATCGCTGGTGGATATCATGGTACGTATGTAGATCTTGATGGAAACTTCAAGACTGAGTATGATATGGTTGTGAAGTATCGCATGATGGCGATGCACCCAGAAGTTGATTCAGCGATAGAAGATATAATACAGGAAGCAATTGTTACCGATCAGAACGATAGTCCAGTACAGATAGATCTATCTAACCTAGAAGTTAGTGATGCTGTAAAGGAAATGATTCGTACAGAGTTTGAGTACATTAAGAACCTAGTAGGTTTTGACACTAAGGCTCATGAGATGTTCCGTAGATGGTACATCGATGGTCGTTTGTATTATCATAAGGTTATTGATCTCAAGAGACCTCAGGAGGGAATCCTTGAGTTGAGATACGTTGACCCACAAAAGATTAAGAAAGTAAGACAGATAAACAAAATACCTAAGACAGCAGATCAGTTCCAACAGCTTGACTATGGTAAGATAGATGAGTATTTCATATACAATCCAAAGGGTTTAAAAAATACTTCCGCAAATTCAGGTATCAAAATTGCTAAGGATGCTATCACATACGTGACATCAGGTATCCTTGATACGAATAAGAATATAGTTTTATCATACTTACATAAGGCAATTAAGGTACTCAATCAACTTCAAATGATTGAGGACTCTCTTGTCATCTATCGTATATCCCGTGCTCCTGAGCGTAGGATATTTTATATTGATGTAGGTAACTTACCTAAGATTAAAGCAGAACAATACCTCCGTGAGGTAATGGGACGCTATAGGAACAAGTTAGTATATGATGCTAACACTGGTGAGATAAGAGATGACCGTAAGTACATGTCCATGCTGGAAGATTTCTGGCTCCCAAGAAGGGAAGGTGGACGTGGAACTGAGATCACTACTCTACCTGGTGGACAGAACTTAGGTGAACTAAGTGATATCTCATACTTCCAGACTAAACTATACAAGGCACTTAACGTACCTAGTGGTAGGTTAGATTCTAATACGAGTTTCAACATAGGCAGATCTTCAGAGATCATGCGTGATGAACTTAAGTTTACCAAGTTTGTTGGTAAGCTCCGTAAGAAGTTTAGTGAGATGTTCCAGGACATTCTTAAGACTCAACTCATCCTGAAAGGTGTCATCACACCTGAAGACTGGGAAGATATGAAGGAGCATATACAGTACGATTACTTATATGACAATCACTTCACAGAACTTAAGAATATTGAAATGTTAAATGAGAAGCTAGGTGTGATCGCTGCTATGGAACCATACATGGGTCGCTACTTCTCTACTGAATACGTACGCACCGAGATTCTTGGTCAATCTGAGACCGAGAAAGAGGAACTTGATGTACAGATGTCTGATGATATTAAACAAGGAAGGATTATGGATCCTCTTGAAATGCAACAGATGGATATGGGTATGATGCAGCAAGAACTTGACAATGCTGAGGCAGATGAAAAGCTCAAAGCAGCACAAACCAAGGCAGCACTTAAACCTGCTCCCGCGTCTTCAAGTAGCAAAAAGTAATAAATAAATTATAGTTTAACTTTTATTATGTCTACACAAGAACGAGATATCGTTGATTTGCTTTGGGACAATGACCAGGCGGATGCTCTGGGAAAACTCAAGGACATGCTTCAAGCTAAGGCTGCCATGGCAGTTGATGTTAGTAAGCAAGACGTAGCAGCAAGGATGTTTCCACATGTCCCTCCAGAGGGAGATGCGAAACCCGATCCTGAAGCTATAGAAAATCCCCCAGAGACTACAGCATCAACCGAACCACCTGAAGAGGACTCTACAAATGAAACTGATAACGGAACAAAACAATAATATAGAAGTTCTTACCGAAGAAAAAGACGGTAAGAAATCTACCTATATTAAAGGGATTTTCCTACAGACTGAGATTACTAATCGCAATGGTCGGATGTATAAATTCGATACCATGCAACGTGAGGTATCTAAGTACAATGAAGAGTTCATAACTAAGGGACGTGCGCTAGGAGAACTAGGCCATCCCGAAGGTCCTACACTCAACCTAGATAGAGTGTCACACAAGATTGTTGAACTTTACCCAGAAGGACATAACTTCATAGGTAAGGCAAAACTAATGGAAACCCCTATGGGTAAGATCGCAAAGAGCTTGCTTGAAGAGGGTGTCCAACTAGGTGTCTCATCCAGAGGATTGGGATCCATCAAGCGTGAAGGCAACTGTCAAGTAGTTGCTGATGACTTCATGCTTAGTACAGCTGCGGATATCGTGGCAGATCCTTCAGCACCCGATGCATTTGTAGAGGGTATCTATGAAGGACGTGAGTGGGTACATGCTGATGGCAGGTTCAAAGAACAGGCTATGGAAGCAGTTAAAGCAGAACTTGATAATGCTCCAACCCCACAAGAACTTCATGAGAGGAAGATCGCCGCGTTCGATCTCTTCCTAAGAAGTCTCTGAATTATAAATAAATATAGCAAATTACCGCAGATCTATTACGGAGTCACGTAAAAATGTCCACAATCGATGAAAAGTTTGAGAAACTCATCGCGGAAAAGACTACTAAAGAAGTAGTTGCTGAATCCGTAGAGAAAGTTTCTGAAGATGCCGCACCTGGCACAACCGCTATTAAAGCGGGTGCTGTTCCACAGCAACAATCCGACCTTAAGAACGATGCTGTTGAAGTAGCATCATCTAACAGCAAGGACAAGCCCGAAGGGGATGCTAACGTTGGCAAGAGAGCCGCTGCTCCTGTAGCAGTAGAAAAAGACAAGACACTTAAGATGAAGCCATCTGGTGCTTCTTCTAAGATGCCTGGTGCTCTTTCCGCTAAGATCTTTGATGATGTAGAGACTGAAGGTGAGGTAATTGCTGAAGAACCTGCAAAGGTTGAGTCTACAGATGAGGTCAAAGAGGACATTACTGCTGTACTAGCAGGTGCTGACCTATCAGAAGAATTCCAAGAGAAAGCTAAGACAGTTTTTGAAGCTGCTGTAACCGCAAGGGTGGCAACAAAAGTCGATGCACTTAAGGAACAAGCTGCTGGTAAATTCGTTGAGGAGATTGACTCCATCAAGGAAGAATTTGCTGGTCGCGTAGAGAATTTCCTTTCATATGCTGCAGAGGAGTGGCTCAAGGAGAATGAACTTGCCGTTGAGCAAGGTCTCCGTGCTGAAGTCACAGAAGCATTCATGGAAGGGCTAAAGAAATTGTTTATCGAGAGCAACATCAACGTACCTGATGAAAAATTGGACGTTGCTGCTCAGATGAGCGAGAAACTTGATGAAATGGAAGGCCGACTTAACGAGCAGGTCCAGAAGAACATCGAACTTCACGAGGTAGTAGGTACCTATCGTAAAAATGAGATCTTGAATGAACTAGCTAGAGGACTCGAAAGCGAAGTCCAAAAGGATAAGTTCACCTCACTTGCTGAAGCCGTTGAATTCAAAACCGAAGAGTCGTACCGTGAAAAACTGGTTCAGATTAAAGAATCATACTTCGGGGCACCGAAGGTAGAAACGAAGGAAGAGATTTCTTCTGAAGAGTCTGCACCTGATGCAAAAGTTGAAACTGTTAGTGAGTCAATGGCAGCATATGTCAGCGAACTTGCTAAGAGAATCTAACTGTCATTCAAAACTTCTAAAATCTAAAGAGATGTTTAACACAGAAACTCTCCAAGAGAAGTGGAATCCAGTTCTTAACCATGATGGTCTTCCTGAAATTAAGGATAACTATCGTAAGGCTGTTACCGCCCAACTCTTAGAGAACCAAGAAAAATTCTTGAAGGAGGAACGCCAGATCCTCACAGAGGCACCTACAAACGCAGGTCCACTGAACACACCTACCACAGGTGCTGGTAATGTATATGGTTTCGACCCTATACTCATTAGCTTGATTCGTCGTGCTATGCCTAAGCTTATTGCTTATGACATCGCAGGTGTTCAGCCAATGAATGGTCCTACTGGACTAATCTTCGCAATGCGAAGCCGCTACGTTAACCAGACTGGTAACGAAGCATTCTTCGATGAGCCAGATGCACAGTTCTCTGGTACTGATGGTGCTACACCTCCAACAGCTACTACTGAGAAGAACCCTGCGCTTCTTAACGACGCAACAGGTGGTGGTGTTACTGAAGGTAACTACGACCTAGCAAGTAGCAAGTTCACTACATCCGAGCAAGAAAGCTTAGGTGAAGGTGCTTCTACAGCGTTCATGGAAATGGCGTTCAGCATAGACCGTATTGCGGTTGAAGCTAAAGGTCGTGCCCTAAGAGCAGACTACTCTGTTGAACTTGCTCAAGACTTGAAAGCTATTCATGGATTGGATGCTGAGTCTGAGTTAGCAAACATTCTCTCTACAGAGATACTTGCTGAAATCAACCGTGAGGTAGTACGTACAGTTTATCGTGGTGCTAAGCCTGGTGCTCAGGTTAACACTGCTAACGCTGGTGTATTTGACCTTGACGTTGACTCCAACGGTAGATGGTCAGTTGAGAAATTCAAAGGACTTCTATTCCAGATCGAAAGAGACGCTAACGCAATCGCTCTTGAGACTCGTCGTGGAAAGGGTAACGTAATTATCACTTCAAGTGATGTTGCTTCTGCTCTTGCTATGGCTGGTGTTCTTGACTACGATTCAGGAATCACTCAGGCAACTGGTGGTCTTGGCGAAATCGATGACACTGGAAACACATTCGTTGGTACAATCAACGGACGTTTCAAAGTCTACATTGACCCATATTCAGCTAACGTTTCTGCTGACCAATACTACGTTGTTGGTTATAAGGGATCTAATGCTTATGACGCAGGTCTATTCTATTGTCCTTATGTACCTCTCCAGATGTACAGAGCGATTGGACAAGACACATTCCAACCACGTATCGGATTTAAGACTCGTTACGGAATGGTTCTTAACCCATTTGCTAAGGGACTAACTGCGCTTTCAAACAGCGATCCACAGCATAGTTCTAACGTTGGTGCTAACGCTTACTACAGACGTGTAAGAGTTGCTAACCTAATGTGATATCGAGTCACGATATACGGACAAAGGCACCTTCGGGTGCCTTTTTTTATGCTAGAATTAAATAAATATTTGAACCATATTAGGAACTTGCTAATGACTCACTATACTGTAGGGTACTTAGACCAGACTAGACACCATCAGGAAATCTGCGTTACAGCAGAAGACTCTTGGGATGCCAGAAGAATTGCTCAAGAAGACGTACCATGGATCCACGATCATCCAAACCATGTTGATTGTATCTTATCAAAGGGATCTTCATTCGGTATGGTACTGTGAACGGTAGGGTAAGTAAAGTAGATATGACCACACGTGTTATGAAGATCAAGCATGGTATTGATACTAAAGGAGTGCACAATGAGTGGGACGGACAGGAGAGATGGGCAGCCCAGCAAGCCCTAAATAGTGTATTAGATGTACTAGATGAATACTGGGAATGACAACCAGCCGCCTATTTTCACCAGACAGTAAGAACTTTCTATCCCCTACTGGGTTTAAGTTTGTTATTGAGAGGGTACCCACTGTTGACTTTTTCTGTCAGTCAGTGAACATCCCTGACATGAGTATAGGTAGTAGAACTATAGACAATAGAGTTAAAGCATACGATGTCCCTGGTGATAAACTCTCACAGGGAGATCTTAATCTGACATTCATGATCAATGAGAACATGGATAACTACTATGAGATCTATAACTGGTTAACAGGTCTAACAAATCCTGAGACAGAGCAACAGTTCTTTGATTACCTATCAACTGTCGATGAGAAAGGAAGACAGACTGATTTTGCTAAGGCAACTACTGATGCCAGATTAATGATATTGGATAGTAATTATAATACAGTTACTACAGCAGTGTTCATGAACTTATTCCCCACAGCATTGACAGGTGTGAGGTTTAATGCTGATGCTTCTGACGTAGACTACGTTACAGCAGATGCTACATTCAAGTACACCTTGATGCAATTTATAGATAGCGACGGCAAGCGTATATGATATGAAGGTGACAAAGATACCTGGATGTGGTAGTCAGGGTGTCTTCATTGATGATCTAGATTTTACAAAGATTACAGATGATGAATGGATGGAGGTAGGAAGGATCCACCTCCGTGAACTGATTACCATAATAAGAAATGTCAAACTTGACGAACGTTCCTACCTCAAGTGGGCGAGGATGTTAGGTAGAGATCGTTTGAATTGGGGTCGTCTCATGTGGGCACGATATCCCCAAGCAAATGGTAATGTCTATAAACTCCTTAAGGATCCTTCTCTATCAGATGCAGATAGAAGGGTACTCAAGGAGTATTTTCGTATCAGAGTGGGTGGTATTAAGTCTCGTCACGGTGATATGCTTAAGGTCTCTGGTATAAGAGACAAGAATGGTAATAGAATTGGTATGTTTGCTGATGGTGAACTGACTTGGCACAGTAATGAGAGTGGAGATATATGTTTTACACCTAATGTATGTCTATTGGGTGTTAAGGGTATGACTAAGAGTGCGACTGGGTTCCAGACGACTACAGACTACTATTATAGTCTTCCTGATAGCTTCCGTAGTGAACTGGATGAGATGGTATTGGTACATAATTTCAAACCATATGCTATTAACCCTGGTCTTAACGAGGAGCAGGATGCTTTCATCATGAATATGAATATATGTCATGACCCAGACGTTGAGATACCGATGGTTATTCAGAGTCCAGGAGGTGTCAAGGGTCTACATTACAGTTATAATAGTGTCACACACATCAAAGGTATGAGTGAGCATGACTCAGAGCTTATACTGTCTCAGATAAGGAAAGATCTAGAGAAATATTCTTGGGACTACTGGTGGGAGAATGATAATGATCTGATATTGTTTGACAATACTATTCTACAGCACAGAAGACTAGGTGATACCACTGATCGGATGGCACTTCGATACGCACATGATCTTGATGGAGTAGGTGGGGAATATATACCCTACTTCCAAGAGGAATATATAGAGAGGTATAAGAAACGTAAATCTATACTAGATGAGTTATGAATCTTGAATTGATCGAGAGTCTTTGGAAAAAGGATTCTCAACTAGATGATGAAAAACTAGATCACGACTCCCTTGACATCCCAAGGAAGCACGCTAAATATCTACAGTTACTTAACCAAGTAACCATGCTTAGAGATGAGCATGAAATCAAACTGAAGTCACTTTACCGTGAACTCTGGGAATTCTATACTGGAAAGTCTGAGAAGCCCTTCCACATAAAACTATTAAAGACAGACATCGGCATCTACATAGACTCCGATGAGAAGTATCAGAAAGCAATACTAAAATTAAAGTATTATAACCAGATGATAGATGCTCTCAAGAGCATCCTTACGGCAGTGAACAACCAATCGTTTCAAATAAAGAATGCGATTGAGTTTGCCAAGATGCTTAAAGGCTATGATGTCTAGTGTCCATATACAAAAGAAGAACGAAGTCTATCTTAAGATAGATTGCGAACCCCATGTGGGACACGAATTGGCAGACCAGTTCACCTTTGAGGTGCCTCAAGCAAAGTTCATGTCAGCGTATAAGAAACGCTATTGGGATGGAAAAATCAAACTATTCAGTCCAGGTACAGGTGAGATTTATGCTGGTCTTCTACCTCACGTTACTTCTTTTCTACAAGAACGAGGGTACAGATATGTCTACGTGGACAACGAAGTCTACGGACTACCACAAGAAGTGGATGACCTTATTACTCCTGAGGGAGTTGGGGAATTCGTAAAGACTCTTGGCTTACCACATAAGGTAAGGGACTACCAGTACAAGGCAATCTATGAGGCTATGAAGCATAGGAGAAAGTTACTCCTATCACCTACTGCCTCAGGTAAATCATTAATGATATATGCCTTAACAAGATTCTTTGAGAGGAAGAACCTTAGGACACTTATAGTAGTGCCCACTACATCACTGGTAGAGCAGATGTATAAGGACTTTGAGGACTATGGATGGAACGCAGAGGCACACTGTCATAAGGTATATGGTGGTGCGTCGCCATTTTCTAAGCAGGATGTTATTATTACTACTTGGCAATCCATCTATAAACTCCCAAGAAAATACTTTGAACAGTTCGGTGCTATCATAGGTGATGAAGCACATCAGTTCAAAGCAAAGTCTCTTACCAGTATCATGAATAAACTTCATGACTGTAAGTATAGGATTGGTTTCACTGGTACCTTAGATGGTATGGAAACTAATCGCTTAGTTCTAGAGGGTGTCTTTGGTTCAGTTAATAAGGTAACCAAGACAGAGAAATTAATCAAGCAAGGACACTTGTCTAAGTTTGAAATTAAAATATTACTACTGAAACATGAGAAGCAGAAGTTTGAAACCTATCAAGATGAGATGGAATACCTCTGTGGCAGTGATCAGAGGAATAGATTCATACGAAATCTTGTATGTGACCTAGAAGGTAACACTCTAGTTCTCTTTAATTATGTCGAGAAGCATGGTCTCCCACTTTTCGATTTAATAAATAAAAAAGTAGGGGGTCATCGTCAGATCTTCTTAGTCCACGGTGGAGTAGAAGTAGATGACCGAGAAAAAGCAAGGCGTATCGCTGAAACAACAAAAGATTCAATCATTGTTGCCAGCTATGGGACTTTTAGCACTGGTATCAACATTAGGAATCTTCATAACGTCGTGTTCGCAAGCCCCTCAAAGTCCAGAATTAGAAATCTCCAGTCCATCGGTAGAGTCCTCCGCAAAGGAGTGAACAAAGATAAGGCTGTGTTATATGATATAGCAGACGACATCACAACAGGTGGTCGTCGAAATTATACCCTCAACCATTTGATTGAGAGGGTGAAAATTTATAATGAAGAATCGTTTAACTATGAATTTATTGACGTTAATCTCAGAACAAAATAAAATGCCAACCGACGAAGAATTCCTGGGTGCCATCAAGATGGTGTCTGGTGAAGAGGTTCTTTCTAAGGTGACATCGGTTTCTGATGACAATGGTGATTATCTTATTTTAGATAACCCTATCATTGTTGAAGAAGTTACAGTGCACCATAAAATAGGTGCTAAGGTATCCCCTTGGATGAAGTTTTCAAAAGAGGAACAGTTCATTGTTCCTATGAATAAAATTATAACTGTGGTAGAATGTGATCCAGAAGTGAAGTTGTTCTATGACTTATCAGTCAGAAGAATCGACGGCGACGTTGGTCCTCCTAGAAAAAAAGGACATGTCGGCACAGTGGATCAGGCAAGGACTCATCTAGAGACTCTCTTTAATAAAAAGTCTCAATAGTATTTGTCTGAACCTGCTACACAGTTAGTCTACAGCTCAAGTTTGATCTTGTCAAGCTTGACGTATGTTCCTTAACATACTATACTGTTAATACAGACCGACTCCATATGAAAAAGAAGTCAGAGCACTATGTAAATAATAAGGAATTTCTAGTGGCTCTAGTAGAATTTAAAGCAGCTTGTAAGATTGCCGCAGAGAATGAAGCACCTAGACCTCGCATCTCTAACTATATTGGAGAATGTTTCCTAAAGATTGCTACACACCTATCGTATAAACCAAACTTTGTGAACTATATGTTCAGAGAGGATATGATATGTGATGGAAGAAAA